ATGCGTTATACCCAAACTATATTTATCTCATTATATAGCTATATCAATAATTTACTGTCTTTTAACGTATTTACAACGGTTACATTCACGGATAACATAACCCCTAATTTCAAGAATTTATGGCAAGCAAACACCATACGGACGATGTATATCGTCCTAAGAGAGTTCCTAAAAACCCAATTAAGTTCAAACTCCAACTTAATGAAGAACAAAAAGAAGCTAAACAAGCAATCCTTAATAATACCATCACCCTTTTAGGAGGTAGTGCAGGTAGTGGAAAAACATTACTAGCATGTAATGTTGCTCTAGATGGGCTATTACGAAGACAGTATGATAAAATAATAATAACCAGACCTACAGTATCAAAAGAAGAAATAGGTTTTTTACCTGGTGATTTAAGAGAAAAAATGGATCCCTGGGTTCAACCTATTTACCAAAACTTTTTCCAATTGTATGATAAAGCTAAAATTGAAAAACTTATTGAAGACGGTAAAATAGAAATAGTACCAGTATCCTTTATGAGAGGTAGAACATTTTTAGATTCAATGATTATAGTAGATGAAGCACAAAATGTAACCCACCAACAAATGGAAATGATTACTTCTCGTTTAGGGTTAAGAAGCAAAATGATGGTATGTGGTGATGCTCAACAAACAGATTTAAAGAAAAAATCAGATTCTGGTTTTAAATTCTTATATACTGCTGCTAGAAAAATTAAAAATTTAGAAGCAATTACTCTAACTACTAACCATAGAAATGAGATAGTTGAAGATTTATTAAACTATTATAATGATGCTGTTGATAAAGGAGTAAGTATTACTACTTCTGGTTCATATATTTATAATAGTAAGAATTAATTTCATATTTATAACAAAATAGAATTATGGCATTATGTACCTCTACCGGATCATTAGATGTATTTATTAAAGAAAGTATTACTTTACCAAATGGTAATGAAGAAGTAGCAACTAATAATATAAAAATTTCAAATGTAAACCAATTAGTAAGAAGAATAGATACAATTTCTTCACATTGGGAGGGTACCGGAGTTGAAATTTTAAGATTTGTAGATGATGAAGCATCTCAAGTAGCTGGATCATTCGTAAGAGATACTGTTAAATATTTAAGAGTCACTAATCTAGATTGTACCAATTATCTATCCTTATATTTAATCCAAGATAGCCCAGATGCCCAATCACCTAATACAGGTAATGTAGGATCAGGAGATGAAGGTGTATTTAAAATAGATCCAGGAAAATCAATGATGTTATCAAATGCACAATTTGAAAGCAGTAATTATTATGATTATGTAGTAGATGGGTATGTAGATATCCAATATTATTCATCATTTTCATCATTATATAGTATAAAAGCAAAAGCAAATAACGCAGATGTTAGGATAGAGTACCTTGTAGGTTCTTCTTAATATTTATAATAAAATAAATTTAATAAAAATGGCATTAACATTTAGAACAGGCTCAGGCGGTAAAGGTTCCGCTCTAACAATTGAAGAATTAGATAATAACTTTAGACACTTTACAGGTTCACATTCAGTAAGTGGTAGTTTTGAAGTAACAGGTAGTGTTACAATAACTGGATCTTTAAATCAAACAGGATCAGTAATTTTTACAGGTTTACCTACAACTGAACCATTAGTAACTGGTTCATTATGGCTATCAGGTAGTGGTGCAGGTAATGCTTCAGGATCTAAATATTTAATGGTATTTAATGGGTAAAAAACATTTATTTTAAATAAAATTATAGGGACTCAATTTGAGTCCCTCTTTTTTATATTTATAATAAAATATATATAATATGAATATTCCAATTTATGATGGTAATCCTTTATGGAGTCCTAATTCAACTGCCTTTGGATTTTATAATAATGATGTTGAATTTCAAGAAGATTGTATAAAAGTATCAAAGTTTATAACTACTCGTTTAGGTTACCCCTTAATGGATGTAGAACTTCAAACTTCTTCTATGTTTACGGCATTTGAAGAAGCAATTACTATTTATGGAAATGAGTTATACGCCTACCTAATTCGAGAAAATGTATTAGACCTTACAGGACTACCCTATGCTAATTTGGATTTAACTGAAACTATAGTTTCTCCCAATTTTGAAACCATTATTAGGCTTTCTGAACAGTATGGAGAAGAAGCAGGAGTAGGTGGAAACGTTACTTGGTATCAAGGTTCTATCCCACTATCTTCTAGTGTGCAAGATTATGATTTAAAAGTTTGGGCTAAAGACCAAGGAATAACAGGTAGTATAGAAATAAAAAGAATATTTTTCCAAGAACCAGTACCTGCTTCAGCTAGATACCTAGCCCCTTTTGATGGGTTTGGATTTGGTGGTGTTGCAGCAGCAGGATTAATGGAAATGGGTGGATTTGGAGGTTCAGGTGGGTTTTTAATGATGCCACTTCATTATGATATGCAAGTGATTCAATCCATTGAAATGAATCAACAAGTTAGAATGTCTAATTATAGTTTTGAAGTACATAACAATGTGATACGAATATTCCCCATTCCTGGACCATTTAATGGTTTTGATTTTAATAGCAGTTGTGGTAGTTTATGGTTTGAATACATTAAAACACAAGAAAGAATTGAATCATCAGTAGAATGTGCTGAAGGTTTAATTACTAATGTATCTAACATGCCTTACCAAAACCCAATTTATTCCTTAATAAATTCAGTTGGTAGACAATGGATATTTGAAATGACATTAGCTATATGTAAAGAAATCTTAGGGTATGTTCGTGGTAAATATAGTACCGTACCAATTCCTAATGCTGACATGACACTAAATCAAGCCGATTTACTATCAGCAGCAACAGCTGAAAAAACAGCATTATTAGAAAGATTAAGAGCATATTTTGATGAAACATCACGTGCTAATATGTTAGAAAGAAAAGCTAGAGAAACAGATGCGGTTATAAAAGAATTGGATCAAGTTCCAAGAGTAATTTATATAGGATAATATGGCAATGTTCGCAAGACAGAGAGATGTCTCTCTAGTAAGACACTTGAATAGAGAAGTTATGGGTAATGTTATTACCCAACAAGCTGCTTTCTATCAATTTAAATTAGAAGAAACTAAAGTAAACATATACGGTGAAGCTGCTGCAGAAAAATTTTATAATGGTCCTTTCTTATTTAATTGTTTAATTAATAGAGGACCCCAAGAACAACCTGAAAATGCAGAAGGTATACAATTTGAACAATCCATTGATTTTTATTTCTTAAGAGATGATTTAGTTGATGCAAATGTAGTCCCTGATATTGGTGATATAATTTTATATCAAGGAGGATATTATGGAGTACAAGGTACAATTGCTAACCAGTATTGGAGTGGCAAAAACCCAGATTACCCTAATAATGGTTCTGATGGTACTCCAAACCCACTAAACCCCAATTTACAACTATTTGGAACTAACTTATCAATATTAGTATCAACATATTATATATCAGCAGATAAACCAGGAATATCACCATATAAAGAAAGATTTTAATGGCAATAAGAAAACCCATACCAAAAACCCAAAAACAATTAAGCATAGATCAGCAAAGACCTACTGATCCAAGGTATGGTAATCCTAATATACCATTACCTACTAACGAAAATGAAACTGGTATACCATTTAATAGATCAGAGAAATTATCTTGGAAAGATGATAATACTAAACCTTTTTCTATTGGTATACAAGACTTAGATGAAGCAGTATTTTTTTATTTCAAAAATGTAATAAAACCTTTTGTTTATCAAAACGGAAATAGAATAGAAGTACCAGTAATATATGGTGATCCCGAAAGATGGAAATCATTTCAACGTGATGGGTATTATAGGGATAAAAAAGGATCTATTATGTTACCTATTATTGTTATTAAAAGAAATACTATAACAAAAGATAGAACAGTATATAATAAGTTGGATGCTAATAGTCCTAACTTATATGGGACCTTTCAACGTGCTTATAATCCTAAAAATTTTTATAATAATTGGGCTGCTATAAACAACAAAATACCAGCAAAACAATTTTATGCTGTTGCCGTTCCTGATTTTGTAAATTTAGAATATAGTGTAATTGTTCAAACTTATTACATGGAACAATTAAATAAAGTAATTGAAGCATGTGAATACTCCTCAGATGCTTATTGGGGTAACCCTGAAAGATTTAAATTTAGAGCTTTTATTGATTCCTTTACTACTGAAACTTCATTAACATCAGGTAGAGACAGGTTAGTAAAAGGAACATTTAACATTAGATTAAGAGGGTATATAATACCAGATACAATACAAAAAGATTTAAATTCTATTTCTAAGTATAATTCTAAATCTAAATTTGTAATACAGATGGAAACAACATCTAATTCTGAAATATTTGAAACCGATGTTACAAAAACAAGAGATGGAAGAACTAGAAAAGAAAGAGATGTAGAAGGAGATATAGCAAACATATCAGATACACCATCAGGAGTAGAAATAAAAAATGAACCCGGAACAGGATTAATAGGATAAAATATGGCAAGTAATGTAAGGTTTGTAGATTCCCTTAAAGTAGGACAATATAAAGGAGAACGTGGTCCTGCTGGTACTGGTTCACTTTTCCCATTTACTGGTTCTGCAATTATATCTGGAAGTCTAGATGTAACAGGAAGTTTAAATGTTTCAGGTAGCATAAACGCTACTAGCTTTACAGGGTCATTTACTGGTTCTTTTACAGGAGATGGTTCTGGTTTAACAGATACACCAATTAATATTAATGCTGGAAATGCCTTATATTTCTCAGGCGATACTTTAAATGTACGTACAGGAGGAGTTAATTCAGGTGGTTCAAATATCCCATCATCTACTGCTAATAGAAATTATATAATACAATATCAAGATACTCCTCATCAAACTTTGGTTGTTAACGTACCTTGGATAGATACAACCTATTCAGCAGGAACAGGATTAAGTTTAAATAGAGAAAATAATATTTTTAACGTAAATGTTAGTGGATTACCAGTTGTAGTTGGCTCTCCATCCCCTGCTACAGTATCTAACCGATACTATGCTATTCAAACCAATATGAATGAAGAATTAATAGTTAACGTACCTTGGACAGATACTCCATGGGATGGAATTTTTTCTGGTAGCGCTCAAATAACAGGATCTTTAGGAGTAACAGGAAGTGTACTTGTTAGTGGTAGCGTAGGTATCGGAACTACTAGTCCTAGCGAAAAGCTAGAGGTTAGCGGTGGTATTATAGGGGAGACTTTATTTATAAGAAACATTGACGGCTATAACGCTAAGCTGCTTTCTTCCAACCTAACATTTAACCGTACTTTTAATTTCCCGGACAATGAGGGAACATTAGCTCTTACTTCAGATATACCTAGTGCATCCCAATGGGACGATGTTACAGGTGGTATAAATTATGCGAATGGCAACGTCGGTATTGGGACGACAAATCCCGGTTATGCCCTAACTATTAAAAGCTCAGGAAACGCCTCTCAAAACTTTCTCCTTATCCAAAACTCCAGTAATAATTCAATGTTTACTGTAGCTTCAGACCCCTCAGGTAACGCTAATTTAGCAGTTAGAAACTCCGCAGGCATAGCGAAAATATTTATTAACACCGTAGGAGATTCATTCTTTGCAGGTGGAAACGTCGGGATTGGAACAACTAGTCCTAGCCAAAAGCTAGATGTTAATGGTAATATCTCAATAGCCACTACCTCTGGTCCATCAGCTAGTAACCAAATAAGTATGGTAGGTTCAAGGGCTATTTTCGGATATGATGGCAGTATAAATTCTGCGTTTATGAGGTCAAGTGACATATCAAAGCCTTTGGTTTTTGGCTCAGGCACAAGTGAATTTATGAGAATTGTCTCTTCCACAGGTAACGTTGGAATAGGAACAACTAGTCCTAGTGAAAAGTTGCACGTTAATGGGAACTTAGAATTAGGGACCAACCCAACTTTATATTGGACTTCAAATACTTTAAATTTACAAAATAAGTCTATCGCAAGTATTCCTGTAGTAAATATTAAGGGTAATGTAAACTATGGAGCGAGACTACAAGTCGAAGATGAATTGGGTTTGGTTGCTATAAGATTAAGAGGAGATGGAAATTCTTATTTTAATGGGGGAAATGTTGGAATAGGAACAACTAGTCCAAGTGTTAAATTGCACGTAGATAGTGGTGGAACAGAAACAGTTGCATATTTTAAATCTTCTGACAATAGAGCTAGGATAGTAATAGCTGACAATGATACAAATACTTATATAATCTCCGAAGATAGTAAAATGAGCTTAGGTTCAGCTGCTAGCTTAAACGCAGGGAATTTAACAATTGACTCAGCAGGTAACGTTGGTATAGGAACGACTAGCCCTAGTAGTAAGTTAGAGGTAGCAGGGACAATAAATCAAACTGTATTAGAAGGTGCACCAAGCGATAACCTAAACAATATACTAAGTACAAGGTATTTTAGCTCACATACAGCAACTACAAATGCTCCTTCAGGAATAACTGCATTCGGAATGGGACTATCTATTAATTACGGAAGTAATGCCAGTATGCAACTTATGAGTAATAGAGGGAATACAACTCCACTCTCTATGCGAAAATTTTCCAATGGAACTTGGAATGGTTGGATTGACATACTAGATTCAAATAAAATTAGTGATGCAGATATTACATCTTGGGATAGTGGGATTACTCGCTGGAATGGAACATCAGGAACCAGTAATAATTGGAATAATATTGATGAGAATAGTTTTATAACAGGTCACACCTCAACACTGAACTACCCTCCTGAACTTAGTCAGAGCTTCCTATCAGGAATTGCTACAATGTATAGCTCAGAGAATGGTTGGCAGGTAGCGAGTAACAGAAGTAGCGTACAAGGTGTATACTTTAGAAAGGTTACAAATGGAACTTGGTCTTCTTGGAATAAATTTATTGATAGTCGAGATATATATGTTGATGTATCGAATGGTAATATTGGAATTGGGACTACTAGTCCTGTCTCCAAGTTACAAGTACAGGGCGATATTAGAACAAACACTCAGGTCATAGTTACGGGTGCAGGAAATATAGATAATTCCTCAAATAACTTAGATTTAAACGCGGTAAATAATTTATTATTTTCAATTGGTGGTTCTGAAAAAATGAGGATTCTAGCTAACGGCAACGTAGGAATCGGCACGACTACTCCTAGTGAGAAGTTAGAGGTAAGTGGATCAAGATCAAAATTTAACGGTATTTTAGTTGGGGAAAATAGGACTGATATACAGTTCGAGGGTGATGGTAATCTTACCGTAGGCAACAACGACTGGTTAATTTTAAAAGAGGGGGGTCAAGAAGTTATGAGAGCTGGGGGCTCTTCTAAAAATGTAGGTATCGGGACAACTAGTCCTGATAATAAACTACACCTATACAGTAACAACTCAAGCGCCGACGCTCTATTAAAGTTAGAACAAGACGGGACAGGAGATGCATCTATAGACTTCCTGCTAACCTCAACTAACTTATTTAGAATAGGAGTAGACCATTCTAATAACGATGCTCTTACGTTTGCAGCAGGAAGCTTTGGAACTGGACTAGACTACATGGTTATCAGATCAGGCAACGTAGGTATAGGAACAACTTCACCAAATAAAAAACTTCACGTCAATTCAGGTGCAATAAACGAGGCGGCTAGATTTGAGTCTACAGATGTAGGCGCTTTTATTGAATTTAAAGACAGTGGTACAACAGACTTGCCTATAATTGGAGCTGTTGGTAATAATTTTGACATACGTACAGGAGGCTCTACTAGTGTTAGGGTAACAAGCGCCGGAAACGTAGGTATTGGAACAGATAGTCCTGCTGGAATGTTGGATGTAAATGGAAGTATCTTTCTTTCAGATGGAGGATCGAATAAAGGCTCAGTTAGAGTTTTGACGGCTTATACTGGAGCGTATTATAATAATGCAGGCACTTTAGGTATTTGGCAAGTTAATACTTTGGACGCTGTAAACTTTAGGAGTAATTCAGACTTAGTTATAAATTATGATAACAATGGTTTCAATCCGTCTTCGCATTTTGCGGTGACTCAGGACGGGGTGGAGCAGCTGTATGTTGAGGGAACGACAGGCAACGTAGGTATTGGAACTACTAGTCCTAGTGAAAAGCTAGAGGTTGACGGTCAAGTGCTATCTGATGGGTATAGACTTGCCGCAATGCAAACGGCACCTGCAGCTAGAAATTCAGCTGGAACACTAGGAGAAATAGTAATAGACGGAAATCACATATATGTTTGTTATGCTACAGACTCTTGGAGTAGAGTAGCTTTAGACATATCATGGTAATATAAACACAAATACAAACAAAAACAAAAACAAATGATTACTTACAATTGGAATTGCAAAACAGTAGACGTACACCCTCAAGAAGAAGGTGAAACAGACGTAGTATATAATGTACATTGGATAGTTACAGGAACTTCAGACAAATTAGATCCTGAAGGAAATCCTTATTCAACTACAAATATTGGAACACAAATGGTACCACTAGACCCAGGAACTCCATTTATACCCTTTGAAGATTTAACAAATGAAATAGTTGTTGAGTGGACCCAAGATGCTATGGGTGAAGAACAAGTTACAGCTATTGAAACAAATATTTCTTCAAGTATAGAACTATTAATAAACCCAGTTAGTATTACACTTACTATTGGAGAACCTATACCACCAACAGATTAAATTAAAATTATTTTAAAATTTATTAAAAATTATGTGGTGTACTAAATTAGATTTTGTATATTAAATATAATATCCAATATTTATAGGCCGTTAATACCCTTAACATAAACATTATCACTAATTAGTTGATTAATGTTTAAATAACGGAAAAAACGTGTTAATGTATATTAAATATAATAAAAATTTAAATTATAAATTAAAAAAACAAGTATTATGAGCAAAGTAATCAAATTAGAAGAAAAAGAATTAGAAATTCTTAGAGAGTACCAAAGTAAACAAAACAATATTACTTTTGAATTAGGTAATGTAGATATTCAAAAAGCTATTCTTGAGGGTCAAAGAAGTCAAATTTTAGAAGGCTTAGCTAATTTACAAGAAGAATCTAACAAAACTGGTAAAGAACTACAAGAAAAATATGGGGATGGAAATATTGATTTAAAAACCGGAGAATTTACTATAGTAGAGTAATTTTTGAAAAAAGTTTTAATATTTATAATAAAACAGTATTAAAATAACAAAAATAAAATGGCAGAAACATTAATATCTCCAGGTGTATTAGCAAGAGAAAACGATCAATCATTTGTTACCTCACGACCAGTTGAAAGAGGAGCGGCAATCATAGGACCTGCTGTGTTGGGTCCGGTTGAAAAACCTACACTAATTAGTTCATTTAGTTCTTATCAAGCAATTTTTGGTGGCGCATTAGAAAGTGGATCAGGTGAGTTTACTTACCTTACTTCAATTGCAGCAAACCAATACTTCCAAAATGGAGGTAATTCTTTACTAGTAACCAGAGTAACATCAGGATCATTTACTTCAGCAACAAGTTCAGCTATTCAAGGAGAAGTAGGAAATAATGCTTTTACTTTAGAAACAATTTCTGAAGGAGAAATAATGAATACAGGAACTACTTTAATTTCAAATGGTGCTCTAGCATCAGGCTCTGCAGATAATGTTAGATGGGAAATAGCATCATCTAATTCAGCATCTGGTGCATTTAGTTTATTAATAAGAAGAGGTAATGATACTAATAATAATAAAGTAATATTAGAATCTTATAATAACATTTCATTAGACCCATTTGCTTCAAATTATATTTCAAGAGCAATTGGTGATGTTTCTTCTAATGTAGTAACAGAAGGAGCAGATACATTTTTACAAGAAAGTGGTTCTTTCCCTAATATATCTAATTATGTAAGAGTAAAATCAGTTAACACACCAACACCACGTTACTTTAATAATGATGGGTCAGCAAAAGCTCAGTTTACAGGTAGTATACCACAAGTTGGTTCTGGTTCATTTGAAGGGGCTTTAGGTTCTAATATACCAACTGGTAGAGTTGCTAATTTTTACCAAAATATTGATGCTACTGACACACAAGGATTAATAGGATCTGATTATGACACTGCAATAGCATTGTTAGCTAACCAAGATGATTATCAATTTAATGTAATATCAACTCCTGGTTTAACTAAAAAAGATCATTCTAGTCAAGTTACTAGTGTAATGAATAATTCTATTTCACGTGGTGATAATATCGCTGTAATAGATTTAGTTGGTTATAACCAACCTATTAATACTGTAACAATACAAGCAGGTGGAATTGATAATAGCTATACAGCTACATATTGGCCTTGGTTACAAACAGTTGATCCTAATTCAGGACAATTAGTTTTCATACCAGCATCAACCTTTATACCAGGTGTATATGCCTTTACAGACGCTTCAAGTGATCCATGGTTCGCACCAGCAGGTATTACTAGAGGTGGAATGGGTCAAGTTGTTAGAGCTGAAAGAAAATTAACTTCTACAAATAGAGATACTTTATATGAAGCAAATGTAAACCCAATTGCAACATTCCCATCACAAGGAGTTGTAGTATTTGGTCAGAAAACATTACAAAAAGCTGCTTCAGCATTAGATAGAGTAAATGTACGTAGATTGTTAATTACACTTAAGAGTTTTATATCTCAAATTGCAGATAATTTAGTATTTGAACAAAATACAATTGCAACAAGACAGAATTTCTTAACACAAGTAAATCCATATTTAGAAAGTGTTCAACAGAGACAAGGATTATATGCTTTTAAAGTAGTAATGGATGAAAGTAATAACTCACCAGATGTTATAGATAGAAATGAGTTAGTAGGACAAATTTTCTTACAACCAACTAGAACAGCTGAATTTATATTACTAGATTTTAATGTATTACCAACTGGAGCAACATTTCCATCGTAAAAACTAAAAAGATAAATATTTATAATAAAATAAGAAAATAAAATGGCAGTATTAAACCCAAACGAAATATTTTTCACAGCATTTGAACCAAAACAAAAGAATAGATTTATTTGTTTTGTAGATGGATTTCCCGCTTACATCATGAAAGCGGTAGGAGCTGTAACTATAGAACAAGGAACAGTACCTTTAAATCATATCAATGTTGAAAGATATGTAAAAGGTAAAACTAAATGGGGCACAATTGAATTTACATTATTTGATCCAATTACTCCCTCTGGTGCACAAGCAGTAATGGAATGGGTTAGATTACACCATGAATCAGTAACTGGTAGAGATGGATATAGTGATTTCTATAAAAAAGATTTAACTATTAATGTATTAGGACCAGTAGGTGATATTGTTTCAGAATGGATTATCAAAGGAGCAATGATTACAAATGCTTCGTTTGGAGATTATGGTTGGGACCAAGAAAACGCTGCTCAAACAATTACAATGACTGTACAACCAGATTACTGTGTATTAAATTTCTAAAAAACAATTACATAACTTATCAAAAAATGTTTGGCTACGGTCAAACTTTTTTTGTATGTTGTATATGTATAACTGATAAAAACGTTTTAATTAAATAAAGATTATATGAGTGAATTTAAATTTCCAAGTGAAGAAGTAGAACTACCTTCAAAAGGTTTAATATATCCAAAAACCCACCCACTTTCTAGTGGTAAAATAGAATTAAAGTATATGACCGCTAAGGAAGAAGATATTTTAACTAACCAATCTTACATTCAAAAAGGAACAGTATTAAATAAATTACTAGATTCTGTAATATTAACAGAAGGGGTTAAACAACAAGACTTAATATTAGGAGATAAAAATGCAGTATTAGTTGCTACTCGTGTATTAGGTTATGGAGCAGAGTATAAATTTACTTATAGGGGAGAAGAAAAAATTGTTGATTTATCTTCTTTAGAAAATAAAGAATTTGATGAATCTTTAATTACCCCAGGTAAAAATGAATTTAAATTTGTTCTCCCTCATACTAAAACTCCAATTACTTATAAAATTTTAACGGGTGCCGATGAAATTAAAATTGATAGAGAATTAGAAGGGTTAAAGAAAATTAACAAAAATTCATCTCCTGAATTAAGTACAAGACTAAAATATATTATTACTTCAGTTAATGGGGAATCCGGATCTAAAGAAGTTAGAGAATTTGTTGATAACTTTTTATTAGCTATAGATTCTAAAGCATTAAGAAAACATCTTAGAGACACTCAACCAGATGTAGATCTTCATTATATAGACGAAGATGGAAGGGAGGTAGCCATCCCTATAGGGATTAGCTTTTTTTGGCCTGAGCTCTAATATAGCACCCCAAATTAGGGTAGGATTATTTACCCAAATACACTCTATATTATTTCATGGTAAAGGTGGGTATGATTACCATACTGTGTATAATATGCCTGTATGGTTACGTAAATTTACCTTTAAACAAATATCTGACTTTTATGAAGAAAAAAATAAAATAAAAAAAGCATCACAAACCTCAGGTAAAACTTCACTAGTAGGAGATGATGGTAAAGTTAATGCACCCGCATTTAAAAATGCAACAAAACAGTATCAAAATAAAAGCAGCTACAAATAGTTGCTTTTTTTAATATTTATAATAAAATAGATACTAATGGCTGATATGAAAGACCAAGCTAAAGCAGCAGGTGAATTTAAAGATAATTTAAATGAGGCAGCTAACGCACAACAGAAGATAAAAGAAAATCTAAACGATATTCTTTTTGAACAAAGAAATCTTGCTGATGAAGCTCGTGGTTTTGCAAAAGCAGTATTCGATTCCTCTACTCAAGCAACTTCTACGGCTGCTGCTTTTAGGGGTATAGCTAGTATATCATCAACAATAAATTCAAAAATTGAAGATATTGTAACTGGAGAAAAAACCTTAAATGATTTACAAAAAGATAGAAATAAATTAAGAGAAAAAGAAAATTCTTTAGGAGTAGAATTAAATCAAGCAGTAGGGGAATTTGGGGCAACTAATATTAACATCCAAGAAATTTTAAAAAATAATATCTCCTTATATGATGCCTTAGGTGACTCTGTAGAAAATTTAGATGGAAATCAATTAGCTTTATTAGGTTTATATGAAAGTCAACTAAACATTCTAAGAGATCAAAAAGCAGAATACGATGAAATAGAAGATTTTGCTAAACAAATAGACAATAACATGGGTGTTGCTGGCAAGGCGACTGAAGGACTTGGTAGTGTTTTAGATAAGATAGGTGCTGGAGATATAGGAAAAAAATTAGGGTTAGATGATGCAATAAAAGGTGGTAGAAAAGAGGCTGCTAAATTAGCAGGTACAGCGGGCAATGGAATGACCCCAATGAGTAAGCAACTTAAAGTTGCAGGTAAAATGATTGGTACCATGGGCAAATCATTATCTAAAGCCTTAGGTCCTATTGTCATTATAGCCGAATTAGTTAAGGGGATGATGCAAGCTGATGAACAGACTAAGGAATTAGGCCGTTCAATGGTAATGACTAAAAATGAATCAAGAAAATTCTCAGCTAATATTTCAGCTGCAGCTAGATCTAATTACCAAATGGGTATTACAGGTACAAAAGTACTTGAAAATATAACTAAAGTAAATGAACAATTTGGTTTTATAACAGAATTCAGTGGAGAAACTTTAGTCAGTATGACTAAATTAACTTATACTTTAAAAATTGGAGCAGAATCTGCTGGTAATTTAGCGGCAGCAGCTGAAGCAACTGGGGTAAATTTTGAGGATAATTATAAAAATATCCTTGCTGCAAGTTATGAGTTGCAACAACAAGCAGGAACTCAAGTTGATTTAAGAGCTGTACTTGAAGAAACTGGAAAAGTAACTGGTCAAATAAGAGCTAATTTTGGAGGTAATACTGTTGAAATAGCAAAAGCAGTTACAAATGCTCGTTTATTGGGTACTGAAATGGGTACAATAGCAGCAGCAGGTAAGCAGCTTTTAGATTTTGAAAGTTCTATTAGTAAAGAATTAGAAGCTGAATTATTAATTGGTAGAGATATAAACCTTGAAAGAGCAAGAGCAGCTGCCCTAACTGGAGATCAAGTAGCACTTCAAAATGAATTAGCCCGAGAAATGGGTTCATTTGAAGATTTTACTAAAATGAATGTTATCCAACAAGAAGCTCTAGCAGGAGCAATGGGTATGAGTGCTGATCAAATTGCTGATATGTTATTTAACCAAGAAACAATGAACAAATCAGCTAAAGAATTACGTGCTTTAGGTAAAGATGAATTAGCAAATAGATTAGAACAAAAATCAGCACAAGATAAAATGAATTCTGCTATGGCAGAGTTAAAACAAGTTTTTGTTGATTTAGGAGCAGCATTATCTCCCATATTAAATGTATTATCTGTTGCAGCAGGTATTGTTTCAACTATAGTTGGATATACCCAAGATTTATTAGGATTTATAAATCCGTTTAGTGATTCATTTGGTAAAGTAGATTTTGAAAGTTCTGCAGGTAATGCTGCACTTGGGGGGTTAGGCAGAAGTGTTGGGATAGAAGATGGTGTAATAGGACCTGGTGGTGATTTAATTACTACTTCTCCTGAAGATTTCCTTATAGCAACTAAAGACCCCCAACAAATGGTTTCAAATGTTGCCCAAACAGGCCCATCTGTTGATACTTCAAAATTAGAAAGATTATTAGAAGAATCACTTAATAAAAAACAACCAGCTCCCGTAATAAGAATGAATGATGTAAAATTAGGTACTGCTGTAGACATGGGTGCATTCTCCATACAATAATAATATTTATAATAAACATTTAACAATTAAAATTTAAAATTATGCCTTTACTTAACAAACTTGAAACACAAGGAAGTACTTTAACACCTTTAAGAGGTGAACAACCCACAGGCCCATTAAAAGCAGGAGGAACTATTCCGGTAAATAATACTTTTTCACAAGGTACTTACCAAAACTATGTTTCAGATGCTCCCAATTCAGTAGATACAACTGGAAATCCAACTCTAGCCACACGTTAAAATATTTAACTATTGGCTAGATTACTTAACATAAAGACAAACCTCTCTGACCATAACTCTCCCCAATATGGGTATGATAGGCGTGGGGCAGGTCCTCGCAAAACTAATGCGAGTGGTCAGCCTTATGAAGTTCAAAAGATTCCTAAAAGATCATTTGATACTTCTGATTATGGTAAAAGTACTGGACCCGAAATCTCTGAAGATTTTTTATTAAGGGGTGGTCTTTTAACTCCTGAAAGAACAGCAAAAGATGTTTCTAGGTTAACTAAAATGTTTTTTGATTTAAAGTCCCCAAATGGGTTTTTATTTACGGCTAAACAAGAAGTATTATCTAGAACAGGGGTAAATGTTTTAGCTGTTGGTAATTCTGAGATTAATTCAAAAAATAGACGTGCATTTAACAATGGTGTTTATTTACCTACTTCTACAATAGCACAAGCCGCTGTTAATGCCGTTGGTGGTCATTTATTAAAACAAGGAATAGACCCAACAGCATCAACAGGCCCAGATGGAGGTATACTAGGTGGGTTATTAGATGATGTATTTGGTTTAGACATACAAGACCCTTTAGGTAACCCAACTTATTATTCTACTGTAGCATATAAGGAAAGAAGAGGTAATAATACAACAACTAGTAGATTAGTTGGATTTACTAAATCTAATGTAAATACCAACACTAATGGTGAAAATGAGTTATACAACTATTCTGGTGGCCCTGGTTCTATTCTAGGAGTAGATAGAACTAGTGTAAAAATGGTGGGTGACCAAAGAACAGGTCTAAACAATTCAGTATTAAGAAATAATGGTTTTTTTACTACAGGAAAAACTTTAGATACTAATTTTGGTTTTGATTATAGTGTTTTTAAAGGTGGTGTTACAAATCCAAATTTTGAAACTTTTAGAGGGGGTACCTATTTTGGTGATATAACAAATCCTTTAAATACCAAATCTGTATCAGGAAGATATTCATCTCAAATCGGTTCTATAACTGACCTTTTAGGAACAGGTATATTTAAAACTACAAATGATAATATAAATGGTGCAGAAATAAGTAAAGTTGGTCAAAGTGTATACCAACCTGGGGGTTTTACAGCAAACATAGGTGGTGTAAAAGGTTTGGGGTCATCTTTAACTTATAACCAGCTAATGACTTCTAAACCAGAAGCTCAAGCAGGTAATCAAGATAATGATTACTTAAAAACTGAAATATTACAAGATTTTAGATCAAAAACAAGTGCTAAATCTGTAAAATCCCCTGATTATATTATACCAACAAATAGATATGAACAAAGAGTAAAATTAGGAGATGCTGGGGCTAAAAATCAAACTACAAGTTATGTAACAGGTAATAATGGGGCGTTAGATAAAATCAATGCCTTACAAATATATAAATCAGAATTTGTTGACACTAGTAAAGATATTAATGATCTATGTAAATTTAGAATTGGTGTAATAGATAATGATAATCCTTCATTAAAAACATATATCCATTTTAGAGCATTTTTAGATGGTATGGATGATAGCTATACAGCAGAATGGTCTCCACAAAAATTTGCGGGTAGAGCAGAAAACTTATACAATTACCAAGGATTTGATAGAAAATTTAATTTAAGTTGGACAGTAGCTGCTCAATCAAAACAGGAATTAATCCCAATGTACCAAAAGTTAAATTATTTAGCTTCAGTTTGTGCACCTGATTATTCATCAGACGGGTATATGAGAGGTAATTTAATTACCTTAACGGTAGGTGGGTATCTTTATGAACAAGTTGGAATTATGACAGGAATTAATTATACTGTACCAATGGAATCACCTTGGGAAATAGCAATTAATGATACTAATGCTGGATCAGATAAAAGTGTTAAAGAATTACCATTCATGATAAAAGTATCAGGGTTTAGTTTTATCCCAATCCATAATTTTGTACCTAGTATACAGAAAAATATATTTAAGGATACTAATAGTGAAGGGCAATACACCCAAGGTGATTTAGCAACTTTTGGACCAGAAAGATATATTGCTTTAAGTAATGGATTAAATAGAAGAGGAGATAATAATTATGATAGAGTAGAACCTACAACCCAACTCCAACCAGAAGGTGTAACTCCAACAATCTCTAATCAAGAATTATTAGATTCATTAAGTTCTGACCTTTCAGGTATAACTCCATTAAATCCTAATACTTAAAAATATGGGTAGATACACAACAATAGCAAGCACAACAACCCCTAAAGGAAAACAGTATAAAACAACAGTTAAATACCCAGATCTTCCTTTAGGCTTTGATGATATATATGCTTATACCGATGAGGGAGACAGATTTGATATATTAGCTCAAACATATTATGGTGATTCTAATTTATGGTGGGTTATATCTATAGCAAACCCTCAATTTAATCAAAATTCTATGTTTCCACCTTTAGGAGTTCAAATTAGAATTCCGGGGAATATCGGAGCAATTATATTAGATTACCAACAATTAAATGCAATATAGTTATGGCTGGAAATATAATCGGGGAACCAATAAAAGAAATAATTGGGGAACAAGTTGATCTAAGACAAAAAATCCACGGAGCGGGTTATAATGAATCTTCTATTCAAAGATCACCTGCAGTATTAAATTTCTTAAATAATAAAAATGCTTGGATAAAACTTGCTTCGGGTGTTAGTTTAGATGATGGGGAAAGATTAAAAGCTTTATCTGAAGCTGAAACATCAAACTATTTTACTGAAAATGATATTGCTTCTTTAACAGGTAAAAACTTAGCTAAAAATTATATATTATTTAATACTATACAATCTTTAACCCAAGGAGAGGATGCTGCAACTACTTATGAAACAAGAAGTGGTATAAGAACCACTAATAGTTGGAATGGTAGTAATGATAAAATGTATGGTGGAATGGGGGGTAATAGTAGAGGATTACAACCCGTCCCTGGTATAACAGGAATTAGTGTTGAATCTATAAATAGAGGTTCAATTAGAAAGGCAACAGTAACCTTAAAAGCCTATAATAAATTTCAATTTGGTATTATTGAAATACTTTACCTAAAATTAGGTTATTTAATGATGTTAGAATGGGGTTGGGATAAATATATTGATTCTATAGATAATAATAATAATCCTGTAATAAAAAATGTAGAATCTACTATTATAGAGAACCAATGGTTTAAGGATGGATCAGTTTCTCAATTGGATATGTTACGAAACATAAATGGTTTTGTAGATCTTTATAAAGGAAACTACCAGGGGTTTTTTGGTAAAGTAAATAACTTTAGCTGGACTTTAAATGCAGATAATACCTACGATATTACTGTTAATTTAATTACTCTTGGGAGTGTAATAGAATCAATAAATGCTATAGTACCTTCTGCACCTCTTACTACAAAACAAATAAAAGAAAGAACTGCTGCTCTTAGAAAAGTTTATAAAATTGCAGATGAAGAGGGTGAATTGCTTGATGATGAAGAAGATAATAAAGTAATAACCAATTTAGGTTCAGATAGAATATCAAGTTTTATTGCTCAACAAATAGCAACATTTTTTGATCAAAATCTTGAAATTAATCAAAATTATTATCATTTTCCAAATGCAGTAGGTAAAACTAACTCTAGTGGGGAAAATGTTGATGTAGAAACTAATCAAGATAAAATACCCCCAAGTTCTAGATATTATATTAGATTTGGGGAATTATTAAAAAATATTGAAGAAAATGTAATCTTTAAAGTAGTTAATGGAGATTTATCTAAAGAATCTTCTATTACATTTGAAAAATCAGAAGAATTTACTCGAATTAATTATGAACCTAATTTAATACCTTTAAATCCTTCAATTTGTATTTTTAAACCTGTTTATACTGAAGAATTAGGTATAACAGAAACAATAGGACTTCCTTCATTTTCAGGACTAAAAGATTTTGTAGTAGAAAAAGATAATGTTTATTATGGTAAATTAATGAATATTTATTTTAATTTGGACTATGTATCTACAGTTTTAAACACTAATAAAAATTCAAAAAATGAATTAAATTTATATGATTTTATTCAAAAGTTATTAGATGGAGTAAATAGATGTATGGGTGGTGTCCCAGATCTTTCAGTAAGTATAAAAAATGATAGAGTAATTTATTTTTTAGAAGAAAACCCAATTACTGGATATGAGGTAGTTTATCCTCCTGAAACTAAAGAGGTAGAATTTAATATTATAGGATATACTCCTACTAAAGGGTCTACGTTTGTAACTGATTTTAATTTTCAAACTAAAATTACCCCTAAGCTAATGACCCAAATATCCATAGGGGCAACAGCAGCAGGGTCAGAACAAAATTCATTAAATGCTGTAGGATATAAAAAGTGGAATGTGGGGTTAACCAATAGATTTGAAGAAAAATATGAAAATGGAACAATTTTTAAATACTCAATTCCATCCCCAGATGAAGTAGCTACAAATAAAGAAAAATATTATAATGATATTTATGAAAATAATTTTAAAGTAAATGCTGAGTATAGAGTAAGACCTCCTGCTTATAGTTGGAATTATAAGGGTTTTACTAAACGATATGGAACAGAAAATACATCATTTTGGAGATCTAGAGAAAAGAATCTAAATGATTCTGAAATGAGAGCAAGTGTTTACGACGAAATTGAAAAAATTGATACGGAAATTGCTGATCGAGGTATTGAAGTATTAAATGAAGGTGAAAAATTAAACAATTATCCTACTTATTTATTAGATGGTTTTGGGGGGACGGGTACTAAATTTGTAGAAGTAAAAGTATCTAAAGCAGAAAGAAATGCAAAAATAAGAGAAAATATGAAGGCAGAAGGTTCTGTAATTTTGGGTTCTGGTAATGCTACACAAGGAGAAGGTTTAACAACTAAATTAGTACCCCAAAAAGTTAGTACAGCAGATGCTTTATATTGGTATGGATCAGAAAACCCCAGTTTTTTAGAAAGAGGTTATAATTCATTTAAAAGATATAAATCCTTTTTAGATCAATATCAATATGAGGATCAAGATATTGTTTCGGGGGCAACGGGTTTTATTCCTGTAACTTTAGGATTAACTTTTGATGGGTTAGGTGGTATAAAAATTTATAATCAAATAAAAGTAAACCAAAATGCTCTTCCTGCATCATACCCTAAGGCTTTACAATTTATTATAGATGGGGTTAATCATACTGTAGATGGAAATCTTTGGAAAACTAATATAACCACAATTTCTCGACCAAAAACAACACTACCCGTAAGAAGAAAAATATCCAAAACCCAAGCTGTAGAAGTAAAACCACTACCCACAACAAAAACATTTACAGGTCCAGCAGAACAGGCTGTCTCTTTAATAAAAAATCTACCTTTAACTGCTGGAACTAGTAATGGTTTAATATATTACCCTGAAGAAACACCTAAAATTCAAGTAGTATTACACCATACAGCAGTAAATGCACCTATAGAAAATATAGTTAGGAATTGGACAAAACTATCAGACCATGTTTCTACCCATTTTATTATTAATAGAAATGGAGATTATGACCAATTATTCCCTTTAAAATATTGGGGGAACCATATAGGTGCTAAAAGACCAGGTAGTAGCTACTTGCAAAAAAGTACTATTTCTATTGAACTTGAAGCAGTAGGATTTTTAAAATATATAAATAATACAGGAAAATACCCAAAAAATGCACTTTCAGAAACCGCACAATTTAAACAGGGTAATAAAACATTTACTTATAAAGAACTTCAACAAGGAATTAATGAAGTACCAATAGCTAGACCATTTAAAATGAATAGTGATGGGTCTTTATCACAAACAGGTACTTATAGGGAGGAGATGTATTACCAATCATATACAACACCTCAATTAAATACTTTGAAAAAAGTTTTACAACAAATTAGAAAAGAATACCCTAATATACCTATAGGATCAAATTATGATGGCATAAATAAATTTTCAGAACAATTCCCAAGTAAGGGAGTAGAGTCTGAAACAGCTTTTGCAAATAATAGAGGTACTTACACCCATAACTCTTATAGAACAGATAAAAAGGATATTTTTCCACAAAAAGAATTAATAGAATTATTACAAGAATTTAAATAATGTATTTTCCAAAATCACAAATAACAACAAATTTATATACCAATGGTAAAGAATATGTGTATATTGGTACAGATAAAGAATATATAGGTTATTATTTTCAAACTTCTAAAGGTAAGTATTATACTGGTAAAAACCCAAATGATTTCCCTGTAGAAGAAATTATTATCCCCATTCAAACATCAAACGAAGATGCTGAAGAAGGAGCAATTGGTAATTATTCTCAAACAACAGCCTTATATTTAGTTCCTGATGCTTATGCGATAGCAGCAAATATAGGTCTTAACGCTACTCCCCCAAAACCACCTACCCAAACAATTAGCCTTCCAACCGAAGATAATTATAAACTGGGAGAATATCAAAGATACTTTGCATCTAAAGATAATGAAGTAAGATATATAGAAATTACACAAGAAGAATATACAAAATTTGTAAATAGAGAACCAAATGTAGATTATTTTTTATACACTGTATTTAAACTCCCATGGCTTATATCAGGCAATAGAAGTGAAGTTGTAAATGTAAATAAAAAAACAGTAGAAAGAATTACCTCTAATTTAACATTATCGGGATTTAAATCATATTTTAAAAATAGATATGATCAGTATTTTAAATACTCACCAGGTTCAAATTTAACAACTGATGGTACTGAATTCTTAAATGAAAGCACAGGTAAACGTTATGTTGGATTATACCATGTTCACCCTGAAAAAGGTCCTATGGTTGGAGCAGAACACACATCTCAAATCCATGATTATTTAATTCCTGTTAGTGGTTCAAATATGGGTTATAGGGTTAATAAAATGGAAACTCAAAATAGTCAAAATAAAAATACAAAGTATGTTGGTTATTAGATAAGGGTTTCGTATATTAGGGTAAAATAAAGGTATATGTATTGGCTTGTAGAAAACAAGGAACAATTAAATGTTTTAATAAATAGTAGTTATAAGAAGGCGTTCATTGAGGTAATACCTTTCAATGACACAATACACCCCGTATTAAATCATGTAAGTTTAGTGTATATTAGACCACTTGAAGCAACTAAAGGCTTTATGGTATGTGTTACGCATAGTGAGTCCTTGAATGCGTTAAAAACACGTGTAAACGAATTAATAGATAAGTTCGAAATACTATATTGTAGAGATAAAAAGGAAATGTTACATTATTTTCCAAACAAAACTCTTTATGACATAACACCACCTCCTCATACGTATATACGTCCTACAACACAAACCCACGATTTATACTACCGTAAACACAAGGATAACCGTGAGTTAAACCTAATTATACCTATTGTTAAACACTACGAATTGTGTGAGACAATTTTTGGAGATCTAAAAGCGAATATTAACATAGAAAAAACAAAATACAATGAATTTTTTAACAATAAAGTATCCGTGGTATTCAACGCCATCGAGCGAAATGGCATACGAATATGTAATGACACCTTCAGTAAATACTTCCACGATATTGACGGCGAATATGCCCACACTCAGTTCAACCTAAAAACAACAACAACAAGACCATCAAATAAATTTAAAAACGTAAATTATGCAGCACTTAATAAAGAAAATGGATGTAGGAAAAGTTTTATACCACGTAATAATAGGCTTGTGGAAATTGACATTAGTGCTTACCATCCTAGCTTGTCTGCTCGCCTCATTGGTTATAATTTTGCCAATGTTGATATTCACGCTCATTTTGCGTCCTTATATGGAGTGGATTATAAAAAATCGAAAGAACTTACCTTCAAACAGCTCTATGGGGGCGTTTTTGACAACTATAAAGGCCTGGAATTTTTTCAAAAAATAGAGAAATACGTAGGAGAAACGTGGCGTAAGTTTGAGAGCGACGGGTTTATAGAATGTGAAATTTCTGGATATAGATATGAAAAGGAAAATTTACAAAACATGAATCCACAAAAATTATTTAATTATATATTACAAAATTTGGAGACGTCAATGAATGTTCGTATATTATGGGATATGTTTTGTATACTACGAAAATGTAATACAAAACTAGTACTATACACATACGATTCATTTTTGTTTGATTTAGATAACGATGAGGAGGATATATTAGAGGAAATTAGGAATGTATTTAAAAAATACAAATTAAACATTAAAGAAATAGAAGGTTATGACTACAATTTTACAGAATAATACCCATATGTATAACGCGAAATATGATGTTGTAAAAGACATCCAAAACGCAGGAGATTTGAATAATAAATTATTTTGTACGTTTACAGACCTGGAGGGTTTAGACGCACTAATCGAAGATATACAATCAAAATACACAATCATATATAATAAAATGTTTGTATTAGAAATTGTAGGAAAAGATGAATATGTTGTTACATACAATGTAGACCAAGGGAATGTACAAATAATCCCAGAAAATACTATTTTGGTTCATAGAAAAAAGGAATCTAATACCCTATACACCATTAATGCACTTAACGAATTGATTAAGAAATTAAATGGGGGTGTTGTAGATACTAGATATAAAGTAGATTGGCAACATTATAGAAATTGTGTTTTACTTACACAACACAATGATCTAAATCAATTAAATACAAAAATTTATAAAATAATAGAAGTATGATGGATAATTTCGATTTAAAAAAATATTTAGCTGAAGGTAAGCTATTAAAAGAAGACGAGTCTAGTTGGGTTTCTAATTTTGAAAAATTACTAGCCGATGAGTTAGATATTGAAATAAGAGATTTATGGATGAAGGTAGTAGACCCACACTTAATAAAAATAGGTGCTGATTTTTCTCAACAAGGATTAGACACCTTCCCAGAAATTGTTAGATCTATACTTAAAACCCCAGAATTTAAGGGTAAAATGGTATTTATTGATAATGATGAATTTGCTGAAGAAATTTCTGAAAAACATCCTGAGTTAGAAGATTATGTTTGGAATGAAGAAAATTTTTGGATATATGTTAATTCTCCCCTGTCTGAAGGTAAACCATTAAAAGAAGATTTAAAACCCTCTAAAAATAGTGACGATATATTTCCTGAAGTACCTGAGGAGTTAAATGATATGTTAAAGGATGGTAATGAGTTTATAAGCAATAGAATTATTGTTGAACTCGAAGGACCTAATGCTGGTTGGTATGATTATAACCAAAATATGTATTCTACGTCTGAATTTGAATGGTGGGGACCTTTTGTATATTCAAATGATGAAGCAGAACAA